GTGGTGGTGGAGACGGTCCCACCACAGGCATACAAGGTATGCGTGGTCAGGCAGGAAGGGTTACTAGGGATGGAACGACTGCTGCTGCGGCAAGAAGATATGCTGCAAGATTTGGTAGAGATGCTGCGGTGCAGAGATTTGGCACTGATGGTGTTAGAAGTTTAGGTGGTAGATTTGGTCGCTCTCAACTCACCAATCTTGGCAGAGGTTTAGCTGTTAGAGCACTTGGGAAAAGGGGTGCGGCAACAGCAATAAGATCTGCAGCAGGTGTTCTTAAACCATTAGTATCAAAAGTCCCTATTGTTGGGGGCGTAATAGAATTTGTTCTGTCATGGATATCTGGTGACCCAGTTGGTAAGGCAGCATTTAAAGGAGTAGGCACTACTTTAGGAACATTTATTGGTGGTGCTCTAGGCACATTAATTCCAATTCCATTTGTTGGAACTGCTATTGGAACATTCCTTGGTGGTGCTGGCGGTTCTGCTCTAGGTGGTGTAATTTATGATGCAATTTTTGGTGGTAAAAGACCAGAGGCAAAAACTAGTGGTACTGGTGATGTATCCAAAATGAAAGGTGGTGGTAGAGCAAGAGCATCAGGATCTAGACGACCACCCAAAAAGAAAAAAAGAGGTCTGAGAAAACTGCCTCAAAAACCAACTTACACAAAGGAACCTTTACCCAAATCAAGCGAGAGTCTTGGAACAACCACCGTTCAAAATGAAAAAGCATGGTGGGATCCTGCTGGGGTTTTCACAGGTGGTGAAAGTGTACAGGAGGTAAAAGCATCTAGAGATGTTTCAAGACGAATCATAAGTGTCCAAAATAAACTTGGAGATGATGATTATTTTGGACCAATCCTAGCAATAACTAGCAAACTGATTAGAGGTCAAAAACCAGACTTTAAAGATTATCAAAATATTGGATTGGGACTTAATCTTTTATACCAAGAGGGTATGAAGGAGGGTGTACTTGGTGGTATGCCAACCAAAAAATATTCTAATGGTGGTTCAGTAACACCTGAAGTTGCATCCGAGGATATTAGTAAATGGGTTCAAAAAACTTTTGAAGATAAATTGAGAAATAAAATACAAAATGCACTTACATTAAACGTACCAGAAACTGTGGGGACCAAATCTAAGAAAGATAGTAGTGCATCTAACTATGAAATAAATGGTGCTGCCACACAGGAAGAAATGGAAGCACGGACTAGATTTTTTGAAAATAGAGATGCACAGTTTGGACCAGATGATTCAGAAATGACTCTGCTTCAAAGACTAGTATTAGCAGAGTCTGGAGGAGAGGGTCTTTTAGGAATGTCATTAGTTGCCAGAAGTGTTTTGAATCGTGCTGCATTGATTCAATCAAGAAAGGTTTCTCCTGGCATGTTTTTGGCAAAGGATGAGACCATAACGGGTGTGATAATGGGTTCTGGTCAGTATCAACCGATAAGTGATGGTAGTATTAATAAGAGAAGAACACAATCACAAATGAGTTCTGCTTTGCAGGCAATTGATTTAGCAAGAGACTTGAGTAAACTTAAGGAGAAACTTAAAGCAGCTGGTGTATCTGATAATGATATTAGAAAGTTAATGGCAGCAACAGGGTTCCGAACCGGGTCTGCATTTAATGATCCGTCACAAAATGTCAATGTCGTTCAATTTAAAAATCACTATTTTAATACCGCAGGTAATAAATCTTTAGCAACTCCAGGTGCTCAAATTTCAACTACTCCAACTGTTTCAGTGCCTCAAGCACCTAGTTCCACAGGTCCAGCAGATGTTAGTGACCTTTCAGTTAATAAGAAAGGGGGAATATATTTGCATTGGTCTGCTGGCGGCGGAATGACAGCTCATCCTAAAAGATATCATCGCACCATTTTAGCAGATGGATCAGTTGTAGGAACTCAACCATTAGATCAATTCCAATTTGGTCAAGGACACACTGCTTATAGAAATAGTAGAGGAGTTGGATTAGCAATTGCTGCCATGGCAGGATGGAATTGGTCAACTATTAAACCAATACAACTTGAAAAATTAGCAGAAACAGCAGCAACAATTGCCAAAGGTATGGGGTATTCTCCAGCAGACATCAACGTAAGAAACATAGCAACTCATGCTGAAGTTGGTTCTATGAAAGATGGTGTGAGAAATCCATCGTATAATGGTAGAGACCCAGATAATTATGGTCCTTCATGGCCAGGTTGGGGTGGTGATGGTAACAAATCTGATTTTGTTGACATCAATAAAGCAGATTATAATAAGCAGTTAGGTCAAGGTGGACCTAAACTTCGTGCCATGATCCTGGCAAAATTTAAAGCAATGAAACAGGGTGGATATATTGGTAAGTATGATAAATCTATGAAGTCCATAGAAAGTTTTGCACCATATGAATCTGGTGCCGAACAAATTATCATGGTTCCACTTCCAAGTCAGGGACAATCCATGCCTATGATGGATACTCAACAACCTAACACATCATTACCCACTACGGTTTTTGCTGATGATCAGTTTGAGTTCTTGGATTATCAAGGTTAAATAGAGTTAAGAGGTAATACTTATGGCAGAACCAGTAGTTTCAAAATCAGCTGAAGGCGGTTTTATTAAAGGCATCACAATTAAATCCAATAAGGGTGGTGAGACTGCCGGATTAGATGGTGGATTTCTTAAGATGTTTTATCGTGAAAGTATCATGCAAGATACAGTAAGTATTGATCTTGCTTTCATGGATACTGGAAGCACTGTTAATAAAAAGTCTGTTGTTGATGGTTTGCCAGTCGTTGGTGGCGAATCTGTCTCTATAAAATTTGAAGATAATAATAAAAACATTTTAGAATTTGGTGAAAAGAAAAATAATTTTCTTTATGTCAACAAACTTACTCCACTTGTAGAAAATTCAAAGAAGTCAGGATACATGCTATCTCTTACATCTAAAGAATATATTTTGAATGAAAAGATAAGACTACCAGAAAGATTTGATGGTAAAATCTCTGAGACTGTCAAAACTATTTTGACGGCGGGTAATTTTTTAGGACTGGATACCAAGAAAAATATTGATGATATAGAAGAGTCAGCGAACACATACAACTTTGTTGGCAATAATAAAAAACCACTGTATACTATCAACTGGTTATCAAAGAAAGCAATTCCAGCAGACACTAAGGGTAAAAAAAGTGCTGGATTCTTTTTCTATGAGACCTACACTGGATATCATTTTAGATCTATTGAAGGATTATTAAAACAAGATGAGAAGAAAAGAATCGTATATAATGAATCCTCAGATAGTAGATCAGTTCCAAAAAATTATGATGTTAAGGCAGCAGATTATCAAAGGGATAGTCGTCTTGATGTAAGGGAAAAATTTAAGATAGGAACTTACAAAACTCGTCTAGTGACCTTTGATCCCTTTACTACTTTTTACAAAGTGGATAAAGTATCTCCAGATAATTTGACTACGGGAGAGGCAGCTAAATCTCTTCCCACTATGAATCCTGAATTTGAATCACCGGATGCAAATAGAGAATTTTCAAGAACTTTATATTCTATTCTCGACACTGGAACTCTACCTACTGGAGACTCTAACACTCAAATTAAAAAATCTGGGGAAGAAATATCTTACCCATCAAAACATTCGTTACCATCTATCATGAGGTATAATCAACTTTTTACCTCACAGGTAACGGTAACCATACCGGGCGATTTTTCACTTCATGCTGGGGATGCAATCTTTTTAGATATGGCAGAACTAGTAGACAACACCAGTGATAAGGTGAACAGTGAGCAAGGTGGACTATATATTATATCAGACCTTTGCCACTATATTTCACCGGACAAAACTTATACCAAGATGAACTTGGTAAGAGATGCCTACGGTAGAAAAGCAAAATCACGTAACTAACATGGAAAGTATCGAAAAGCATATTGAGAAGGATAAAGAAATCCTTCAAGATCCTACAACTAACCCTCAAATGCGTCGTCACATTGAAGGCGAACTGCATGAGTTGGAGGAGTATGTAGAACATCACAAGAAAGAAATTGAAGATGGCGACCATCACGATCCAACATACTTAGAACTTTATTGTGATCAAAATCCATCTGAACCAGAATGTTTGGTTTATGACGACTGATGGAAGGCGGATCTTTATTTAACCCAGGATTTTTAGGTGGAAGTTTTCTCTGGTGGGTCGGTCAGATTGCTGACGATGCCACTTGGAGAGATAATATTCTGCCCGGTAAACATAAAGATACTCAAAAACCTGATGGTTGGGGTAGAAGATATAAAGTAAGAATAATTGGTCTTCATGATCAAGGTGAAGAGGCAGTTGACTCTGATCAATTGCCGTGGGCACAGATAATGTATCCTGTTACAGGTGGTGGAGGACAGACCTCTGCTACTCACACCTCAAACCTTAGACAAGGTATGATGGTGTTTGGATTCTTCCTAGACGGACAGGATCAACAGATACCAGTTATCATGGGAGTTCTTGGACATAACGTTCAGGTTCCTCTTGCCTCTAAGATTGGTGATAATAGAGTTACTAACAATAATCCTGGTCCTTTAGCGACTAGTGGAGTTGCTGAGGGCAGAAACCCACCTCCTAATGTTCCTGCTGATGGTGGACCAAATCCAGTTATTCCTGATGATGATTTAAGAGTCACAAAACCAAAACCAGTAGAGCAACAGAAAGAAGATGTTGCTGCTGATAAAATTAAAGAAACAGCACAAAAAGATGGAGGGTTATCTGCTGAAAATAATTATGGATTAGATCCAAGCAAACCTCTTACTAAAGAGCAGTTTGCTGACATGCGAAGTGCCATTGCTGAGGCAGAGGCACTTGGGTATGAGAGAGGTAGCCCTGAATATGAAGATCTGAAGATGAAGAGGGTTGCTGAGGGCATCCGCAATCGTAGTAAACAAAACAATTCTCCTGCAGCACCAGTTCAACCTGGTCCAACAACAGAGGGTGTCGATGATACAACCGTTATTTCTGCAGGAGATACAAAAAGAAACACCATGTATCAAGAGAAAGGTGTTATATTAAGTAACTGTAGTTTTACTGCTTCAAATTCAAAAGCAATTCAAACTGCCCTTGATAATCTTGTAAAGAAAGTCGAAGGATATGTTAGCACATTTCAAAGTTATATTGATAAAGTATCAAACGTAATTGATGATATACGTAAGGTTTTGAATGATGTGGCATGTGAAATTGCAAGATACATGAAACCGTTACTAGATAAAGTAATGGAGTTTGTCCTCAAAAAATTAAATCAAGCACTGACTAAAGTCGTTGCGGCAATGCCTTCTAGTTTAAGATATCAGTTTGCTGATATGAAAAAAATCTTGACAGAGTTGCTTCTTTGCCTTTATAATAAACTCACTGGCAAACTTTGTGATTTGTTGAAAGGTGTTCTTGATAAAGCATTAGGATTAGGTGATTTAGAAAACAAAGCAAAACGTGCAGCAGAGAGTGCTAATGGAGATGATGCATTGTATAGAAGATTAGCACCTAAAGTTCCTGCTTGTTACGCAGAGAATATCACTGCACAGGTCTTTAAATCAGCTCAACCAGAAATAGAAGAAGCAAATAATTCTATTATTCAAAACGTGGATAATTTTCTTGATGACATTCAAAAACAACTTGCTGGTGTTAGTGGTGCTCTAGATGGTATAATGAATAAAATTCCAGACATTTCTGGAAGTTTGAGTGCTGCATTTGCATTTGAAAATATAAAGTTAAATATTTTTGGTTGTGAATTGAAACCAAATTGTCCTGTGGATGATTATTATACACTACAGGGTGGAGGTGCAGGTCAACCTGATGCTAAGTTACCAAGTCCTGCAGCAGTTGAGAAAGCGACCGCAGATGCAAATACTGAAGTTCCCACACCTGCAGAGGACGTGCCTTTCATTCAACCAACCGCCGGTCAGCAAAATGTTGCACCAAGTGGATCTAATAGATCTCTTGATGTTTCTTCCATAGTTGCAGAGGAAAGATCTTTATCTAATATTCCGCCAAATCAAAATACAGACCCAAGAAGTAATTCAGTGGATAGAGGTATTGATGCTGAACTTGAAAGATCCCGAGCTGGCGACAGGTCTGGTCTTGATGATGCCCTGGATATTTCATAATAAATACTTAGTATGAAGACAAAGTATAATCAATAATGTCATTCAACCTCTTCGGTCCCGCTACTATCTGTGATATTAGAGTCGGATATATTTCGACTGATAGAGGGTACGTTGATGATGTAAGCAGATATGATGCAAATAAATATGCTCAATTAAATCCCGGAACACAGTTTATTGTCAAAAACAGGGACGTAATTAGATATCTTAATATAAATGAAGTAAACAAACTTACCCCGGATGATCTTCTTCCTAAAACCATCCCTAATCGTGGTTGTGATGAGAGTGGTAAGAATACTTTTGGATTAGATATTTACAATCCAGATGGATCTCTCAAAGCAGATGCCACTGGAATTCCAGGGACACCTAGAATTTACATTAATGGTGGTGGTGGAGTTGGTGCAGTAGCTAATCCAGTTATAGGTAATGATGGATCACTTCTTGCAGTGGATTTGGTTGATGGTGGATACGGATATAGATTTCCGCCCCAAGTAGACATTGTTGACCTTGATGGTGTGGGTGCAGGTGCTGTTGCCATCGCAAGTCTTTGTCCTCCAAGTAAAGTAGGAACTTTACAAACATTTGAGAATGAAGAGGATTTTGAAGAGTATGATCTTAAAAAATGTGCTCCTGAAGTAACGGATTTTGGTAGAAGAGTTGGTGCAGATGGTGAGGATTTAGGTGAGTGGGATCCATCATTATATGCATCATTAAAGGTTGATCCAATTAGAAGAGAGATATTTGCTTATCAACAATTCTTGAGTTCATTGAGAAATGGTTGGTGGAATACAAGAAAGGCAAAACCAATTGAAATTATTGGTGGTGACAAGAAAGGTTTAACTAAATTTGATGTTCAGCACTGGGCATGGGGTGGATCAAGAGAAGTTAAAAAAATTCCTAACAAGAAAGAAAATTTCAAAGAGGTAGAGTTTAAAGTATATACCCAAGGTGGTCAGGACAGAGGTTTAATGTTTACCTTTGTTGAAAAAAATGGTGATCATAGATTTAAAATCAAAGCAGATAGTTACCCAGATGGTGCTAAAGGTCAAAAAGTAAGTATTAAAGTAAAACGAAATTCAATCTACACTGTTACTGCCTCAGGTCAGTTTAGAGGTAAAGGCGTAGAACAAGGACTTCTTAAAAATTTTGGTAGAAAGGCAAAGGAATTAGATAAAAGATTTACAGACGGAACTAAAATCTTTGCAGACTTTACGGCATCATCTAACGATAATGATGATCTACAGATTGAAGCAACTCAAGGTAAGTTTAAAACAGACAATAGAAGACAACTTAATGGTCATAGCACCTACGATTTGACATATCAGTTAGAAGACTCTGGTCAGTTTAGAGTTGAAAACAAAGTTGTCAAAAAAATAGATGATAGTTTTATGAATTCATACGCTATCTCTCCAGTTCCACCTTCAAATGTTCCCGGAAGTGATTTTGCAGGAATTCAATATTCAGTTGTTTATGAAGAGGACTTTCCATATGATGGTGAGTATATCTTCAAGGCAATGGCAGATAATGTCGGAGAAGTGTATGTTGATAATGAATCAATATTTCAATTTAGAAAATTCAAGGGTGGACCTGACGTTGCCAAGAAAAATATTAAAGCAGGAGTTCATAAAATAAGATGTGACTTATATAACATACCACAGTTTGAAAAAGTAATTAAAAAAGGAGACCCGTCTAATATTACTTTTAAGATTACAACATCTGCTGCTTTTGCAAATGGAATTAAAATTCCTGGGTTAAACATTGACGTAAGTAAAAAATATAAAGGCAAACAATTAAAGGAAACTTTTAACCGTAATATTGAGTATGGCACAGAGTATGATGTAATTACTTCAAGTGGTGGAAGGGGAAGGATTAAACTTAGAACTGCTGGAAAAAATGTTCTTCAAATGGAGGAGTCTACTGATAATGATTGGCAAGATCTAGTATGT